TTAGACAAAATTCCAGTGGATTTTGATGGTGTCATCAAAAATAACTATCTTTTCGATAAGGGTCGATACCAGAATATTCAGGTCTTCGGTATCGGCTCTTTTTATTTTTTCGCTAATCATATCAGCTATCGAAATCGCCTGTTCACAATCCACATCAGGTGGTTTGACTGTTTCCAGATTATCCATCTGGGCTGATATAGCATCTCGTTCTTCATTCAGTCGATTTAAATTATCAAGCGTGATACTCATGTTCATTTTTCCTGTCGCAAATAATTCGCCCCACTTTGAAATCTGGTCGTCGATTTCAGCAATACGCTTTTCGAGCTGCTGTCTTTGTTCAGACGGCGAAGGCGGTTGGTTTTCATCCATCATTGACGGTATCAAATCATGGTCGAATGATAATTTCTGAATTTCATCCAGAATTATTTTATCCAGTTTCTCAACGCGGAAAGTCGGAGCGTCGCAGTTATCAGCTTTCATCATTTTCTTACTGGTTTTGCCGCGCGTGTAGCAGGTATAGTATCTTTGGGGCATACCATCGCATTTCCTGCGCGTGTTTTGCTTCACATAGTACCGTGCCCCACACTTACCGCAGAAAATCAAGCCGCCTAGTATCGATGTGTGTTTGAAGGCATTTAACGTCGTAGGTTCAGGGGCGCGCCGTTCTTTTTCGCGCATGATGGCGGCGTATTCATCTTCTGTGTAAATTGGGTCATGCTTACCGCGGTAAAGATCGCCCCTGTTGGTGATCCAACCTGCATATATCGGCGTAAACAAGCAGGAACGAACTGATGTATCCGTCCACTTTTTGCCGTTGCTATGGCGATACCCCATAGTATTTATTTTGTTTTTTATCTGGTTTATCGGCTTTTTCTCAGTCACATACAACTCGTATATCGCGCGAATCTGCATGACTTCGTATTCGTCTTGTACCAGATTACCATCCTCGTACCTATACCCGATGGGCGAATAGCCGCCGCCGTGGAAGTATCCGTCTTTCGCTCTGGCGGTTCGTCCGAGAATGGACCGTTCGCGGATTTGTTCCCGTTCCAGCTGCGCGAAGGCGGACAGGATACCAATCATAGCACGACCAAAGGCAGTGGACGTATCCAGATTTTCTGTCATACTGGCGAAGGTGATGTTTTGCTTGATGAAGATATCTTCTATCAGGTGCAGCGTGTCTTTCTGCGAACGGCTCAGCCTGTCCAGCTTATAGACCAGTACCGTATTGATTTTACGATTTCGGATATCTGTTATCATTCGTTTCAGTGCCGGGCGGTCTGTGGATGCTCCTGAGAATCCAGCGTCGATGTACGCGTCATACACAAACCAATCCTTAGCGGTACACCAAGCCCGTAGCCTTTCCTCTTGTTCGCCGATAGAGTACCCCTCTCTGGCTTGCTCCTGAGTAGACACTCTACAGTAAATTCCAACTACATTTTTTTCACTCATTTTTTCACCCCATTTCACTTTAGCATAACAAAGTAACAAGTATAACAGAAACTTTTTCACTCTCTTATATGTTTTTATATATACTTTATTTTTTCTCTATATATATTATATATTATATATTTCTTAATAATAAAAAAATATATGTTATATATGTTATATATAAGAGAAAAAGCCCAAAAATCAATACTTTCAGCCATAACAGAATTGAAAAACAAACTTGTTATGTTCTTGTTATGTTCATGTTAAAAAATCTGTTGCGAGATATATTATCTTATCCCACAACAGAAATCATACACAACTTGATAGTTGATTTTCGAACAAACTTGTTATGCTTTTTTGGATTAAATTTTGTTTTTTTCGGTGTTGGTTCACAGGTGAAATTGCAAAAAGTAAGTATGTTCGATTTTGAAAATTGGAAATGATGTATTACCCGATTTTTTCAATATCTCCGTTATCGAGATAGATCCAATATTGACCTAAACTCATACCCTCTGGAAGATTGTTTGCTGAGTGTTCTTCTCCCTCAACGTGTTCATATACATTTACACACAACATATTCGCCATCTTCGAGACAGACGCAGTTGTACCAAGTGTTGTATTGATGAAAAAGTGGGTCTCATCATCGGATTTGAAATAATTTTCATAGTAAGAAACGGCATAAGACAAGAAATCCTCAGAAGTGCTTGCCATCGCCAATCGCCAATTTCCGGTAGTATCATCACGGACAGTATCACTAAATGTGACATCAAGGTCACTGATGTTTTTATCACTCACACCAACAATTTCATCGCCTGTACGATGTGGAACGTCCTCAGCAGCTTTGGTAGATTCTTTTTCTTCTGTCTTATCGGTTGTTTCTCCGCCACAGGCACATGCACCGAACGCGATAGCAGCGGACAAAATCACAACGAAATGTTTTTTCATGATTTACCCTCCTTGATTTGACAAAATTCATGAATTATGATAGTTTCTGTTTAGAGGGTTGTTAGGCAACGACTTTCTTTCCCCCTTGTGATATGGCGGTATCGCAGGGGGATTTTGTTTATTATAAAGTCTCTGCTTCTAGGAGACTTTTTTTTGTGTCAAAATCATTTCGTTCCAGATGGCGAATCTCATGCTTGATGGCTTCCTCCTGCTCTGCGGCGGACAGGCTGGCATTGATGTAAATATTGAAAAATCCATCTGAATCCTCGATAGTCATTCCTTTTGTGGCTGAGGGCATATCTATGTATCTGATGTAATACTCCATCGTCAATCATCCCCTTTTAACGCTTCGATGATTTTAACAGCTTTTAGAATATCTTCTTTTGTAGCTTTTCTGGACACGCTGAATAGTGTTCGCATTTCAGGTCTTTCTTTCAATTCTTCCAAAAGCTCTAGTGCATCATCATCCAGAACGATAGGATTGTTTTCCTTGTCGATCGCGTTTGGTTCGTCCGATTCCCTACCCATCAGATAATCAACGGAAACATCGAAATAGTCTGCTATTTTTTGTAACGTATCCGTTTTCGGTGTACTCCTCCCACGTTTCCAGTCGCTAAGTGTTGACTGGGTTACCCCTGTCATTTTTGAAACTTTATATGCGCTTAAATTGTGTTTTCGTAATAATTGCTCAAAAATTTCATACATAAATTGTCCACCTTTCACAAAACGCAGACAATACTAAGAAAATGCGGTAATTTCTGTTGACATTATCGCAAATGTTTAGTAATATGAATTTGCAAAGGAATTGCGTAGCAAATCCGAAAGCCTGCGGAAATGTTATATACGTTGTCTGGTAAACATAGAATATCACATTTCCGAAGTAATGTAAATATAAAACGGTACGGAAAGGCGGTGTAATTGTGTACGAAAAATTTGCAGAATTATTGGACAAAAACAACAAAACGGCATACCAAGTATCCAAGGATACAGGTATCGCACAGTCTGTTTTGTCTGATTGGAAAACAGGCAGAAGTAAGCCAAAAGTAGACAAGCTGAAAGTCCTTGCAGACTATTTCGATGTCAGCATTGAGTATTTCTTGGAAGAATGAAAATTGTTCACACCTTAAAGGATGGGAGCGAGTGCAAGTCTATTTCCGAAAGCATGATAAAACGCGATACAAATCAACTTTTGTATTCGGATCTGCTGAAAATCGAACAAAAAAATAATTGCGATATTTCGGAAATACGCAACTACGAACAGGGGTTTGATACTAAAAATGCTACAGCTATACCGACATCAAAAAATCGCCCTTGCTAACCTGAGGTTAAATAACGGGTTCGCCCTGTTCATGGAGCAAGGGACCGGTAAGACCATCCCGACACTCGTTCGACTGTTGGAACTGGCAAAAAATAAACAGGTCGAAAATATTTTAATAGTCGCCCCGAAATCAGCAACGGGAGCATGGAGCCGCGACCTAGAATTATTCGAAGCAGCTGACAGGCGGATGCTTGAAGGGATGATAACAGTAGTCACATACGACAAGATTTGGAGAGGAAACGAAAAAAGCCCGTACAACCGTACATGGGACTGCATCGTATTAGACGAAGCGCATTATATCAAAAACAGGACCAGTAAGCGCGCCAAGTTTATTTTAAAGCTGGCAACTCGGTCAAAGTGGCGATACGTTCTAACGGGTACACCGCACGGTAACGGGCGATTAGAAGATTACTACAGCCTTTTTGCTTTCCTATATCCAAAGGTCGTACATGGGCGCGTGCAATCTGAGTTATTCGGGTCGTATTACGATTTTTGCGATAGGTACTGCATCTTAAATCAGTACCACCAGCCGAGCCAATATATCAACGTGAGCGAACTACAGGGGATTATAAACGAATACAGTTACAGGGTTAAAAAATCTGATTGCATGGATTTGCCCGATAAGTTGCCCGATGAAGTCGTAGAGGTAGAAATTGGCGAAAAATCAATATACAAACGGATGATGAAAGAAAGCGCACTAATCGAATACGAAATGATAGCGGATAATCCGCTGGTGCGGCGGTTGAAGATGCGGCAGATTTGCGCTGGCTTCATCCAGAACGAGAACGAAACCATCGAACTGAAATCCGAAAAAATATCAATCTTGGATGAATTGATTGAAGGGTATCCCGATGAAGAAAAACTCGTTATCTTCGCTCATTTCAAGTATTCAATTCGGCAGATTTGCACCCTGCTGAAAAAGAAAAAAATAAAATTCGTTGTGTTAGATGGAGATCAGAAAAACAAAACTATCTGGCGTGATTTTCAGACTGATAAATCTATTCAGATTATCGTCTGTCAGTACCAGACGGCGAACGCAGGAATTGACCTGTACGCAGCTAGCACGATGATTTTTTACGAGCCAACCGACAGGAGTGTAATTCTGGAACAGGCACGGGACAGAATACACCGAAACGGGCAGACACAAAAATGCTCTTACATCCACCTGTTGACAAAAGGCACTGTAGAAGTTGCCATTTATCGGGCGTTGGCACAATTTAAGGATTTTGACGACCGATTATTCACGGAGTACATGAATGAATATCGTCGGTCATGGGTTTAGAGAGGGGGAAAGGTATGACGAACGCAACAGAACGCAGGATAGCGCGAGAACGCCGCAGAAGGCGCGAGGAACGCTTTAACAGAATCCTTGGTGTATTTACCGACACTTTGAAAATCGCCGCTCTGATGGTCTGCTCGACTGTATTCGCAGGGGTTCTGGTATTTATCATCGAGGGTAATACACAAAGATTCGTCACGATGTTTGAATTGATTGCAACATGCCTGTTTGCACTTTGGCTTGATTACAGGCTGTTTATTAAGGGTCGCGATGAATAATGTTTTAATCTATGACCTTGAGGTTACTAAAGAAGATTGGCTTGCTGTGTTCCGCCGACCTGATTCTACAGGCTATACGGTCATCCATAACGACACGGCTAGGTTAAGAGCCTTTATCGGCAGTCAAAATGATTTAATCCTTGGTGGGTTCAATAACAAATTCTACGATGATTATATCTTACTTGCGATGCTGGAAGGTGCTGACAATCTGGAAGTGAAGCATTTCAATGATTACATCATTGAGAAGCGCGGCGAGCCTTGGAGGTATGATTTCATTCGCGGAAAAAGAAAGCCGTTCAAATCGTTCGATTTGAGGGACGATATCCCGAAAGACCTAAGTCTAAAAGCAATCGAGGGAAACATGAAGAAACCCATTGTAGAAAGCAGTATCCCCTTCGATATAGACAGGGCGTTGCGCCCCGATGAACTAGAAGAAATGATTCGGTACTGCAAATACGATGTTGATTCTACGGTTGACCTCTATCATGTGCGAAAGCCTGACTATCTGGACGCTAAAAAGCTGATTGCGGAAATGTACAACTTACCTGTAGCAGACGCACTGGGTATGACAAATGCGAAGCTGTGCGCTCGTATTCTGGATGCGAAATACATGCCGCGAAATGACGAACGCGATTATGTTGTTCCCAACAATATCGATTTGAATTTAATTCCAAAATCGGTATATGACTTTTTCATGCAGATACAAGATAAATCGATACCAAATGAAGTGCTGTTCGGCGAAAAAGGTCGCGAAGGTCTGACCTATTCGGCATGGATAGAAACCAAAGTGGGTCGTTGCCCTGTCAAATGGGCGTGGGGTGGCATCCACGGAGCAAAACCCTGTGTGATAGTTGAGAACACCGCTGACAGAGTAATTTTAAACTACGATGTGTCTAGTCTATATCCAAACTCAATGCTGAATTTCGGGTATTGCTCAAGGTCGATGGGAAGTGCTGACGCGTATCGAAAGTTAGTAGAACGGCGTTTGAGGTTCAAGCACAGCGGCGACAAGCTGCGGTCAGATGCTTTGAAATCGCCGATTAACACGACATACGGTGCGATGCTCAATCAATATAACGATTTGTGCGACCGATGGGCAGGGCGCAGCGTGTGTATCTCTAATCAGCTTGCTATGACAATGCTGATCGTGTCACTCAGTCAGAGTTGTGAAAGCATTGATTTTATCAATATCAACACCGACGGTATCATGTTCAGCATTGACCGAAACGAGGTCGAAGCCGTTGAACGCCTGATAGCTGAATGGTCCGATATCACTAGATTTGAAATGGAACGCGATGATTTTATCAAGGTCATTCAGAAAGACGTAAACAACTATATCGGCATCATGGCTGATATAGACAAGAAAACAGGCAAGAACAAATTCAAAACAAAAGGCGGATTCGTGTCGCTATATAAGGGCGGCACATTCAAATCAAATTCCATGTCCATTGTTGATAAAGCGGTGGTTGATTATCTGGTAAACGGTATAGCCGTTGAAGATACAATCCGAAATTGTAAAGATATCTTTGCTTTTCAGACGATTGCGAAAATGGGTAGCAGCTATTCGGGCGCGTTCCATATTGTAAACGGTGAGAAAATCCCAGTCCAGAAGGTCAACCGAATTTACGCCGTGAAGAATCCCATTTACGGGCAGATTAAAAAGGGCAAATGGATAACCGAAAAGCGAAAGAAGAATAAATTGACGGAAAAAATGGAGAGTGCCCCTGTAGACCCCCCTGTGTGGTCTGAGAGCGCGTTTCCCGATTTTCCTGAACACACATTCATCGACAATCAAAACACGCTCACAACCGCTGATATCGACCTAGATTACTATATCGACAAGGCGAAGAAGCGAATTCAAAAATACACTGAGGTAGACCCGAAAGTGCAAAGACAGCTAGAAAAAATTAAGGAGGTAATAACGATAATGCCTAGAACAAAAGCAGAAACACCAACAACAGAAACACCCAACACAGAAGACCTGAACGTGTGGGAGAAATTAAATCTCGCCCGTGAAATGTTCGCCGCAAAGGGCATCACTAAAAACGGCATCAACCGATACGCGAAATTCAAATATTACACACTGGACGACATTGTACCGGCAAAGCTGGAAATTTTTAAGGCAGTGGGTCTGGTCGATAACATCACATTCACGCAGGATGCCGCGTTGCTGACACTGTTTAACGTGAACGACCCTTCTGAAAGCATCTTGTTTTCTAGCCCTCTGGCGGCTGATGAAAGCATGATTTCCAACCCTATTCAGAAATTGGGCGCGGTACAGACTTATCTGAGAAGATATCTGTATCTGTTGATGTTGGATATTGTAGAGCCTGAGACCGTGGATGCAATCAGCGGACAGGACGAACCAAAAGCTAAAGCGACGAAGCCTGCGACAGCTGCGGAGCGCAAGGAAACGGCGAAAGCTATCACAAATGCAGATGGACAGGCTACGGACGAAGAAAAGAAAGCCGTAAAACGTGGCTTGAAGAAGCTGCGCGAGAGCAAAGACGACCACGAACCTTACATTCGTGAAGTGTTGACCAAGCTGAAAGCCGATATCAGCAAGACAGAGTGTGAAGAACTGTTAATCGAAATCGGTGAAAAGTTGGCATAAGAGCAACGAAACAGGAGGGACAAGATGGATTTTAAGATTGACGGTAACGTGGTTCGTTTGAACGAGTTACCCAAAAAAACTAAGAAACTGACGGCTACACGATTCGCCGCCGTTCTGGGGCTGAACCGTTGGAGCACACCTTTTCAGATTTGGTGTCAGGTAACGAAGCTGTATGAGCCGCCCTTTGATGATACCATCTACACCAAAGCAGGTAAGGTGATTGAGCCTAAAATCTGCGAATACCTGAGAAAGCGGTATTTCATGGATATCAAAAGCCCTACAGACGTTTACGGCGAAGATTATTTCAAAAAAACATGGGGTGACTTCTTCGGAGATACGGCGATTCTTGGCGGCATGTGGGACTTTATAGGCGATGATTTCGTAGTCGAGGTAAAGACCACAAAACGCGCTGAGGACTGGAAAGAAGATATTCCACCCTACTACAAATTACAGGCGGCGTTGTACGCTCACTTGTTGGGATTTGATGATGTGGTGGTGACGGTATCTTTCCTTGAAGATAAGGACTATGCCGCGCCCGAAGATTTCAAGCCGACGGTACAGAATACCAAGTTATATCGGTTCAAGATGTCCGAAACATATCCTACGTTTCATGACGACTATGTGCAGCCTGCCCTTGACTGGTGGCAGAAGCACGTTGTAACGGGTGTTTCCCCTGCGTTTGATGAAAAGGTCGACGCGGAGTATTTAAAGGGTCTGCGGACGGCTACCGCGGTCACAGATGCAGACCTTAAAGCACTGATTGCCAAGGGTGAAAAATTACTTATCGCCGTGAACAAAGCAGAAGCGAAAATCGCAGATAAAAAAGACGAACTGAAAAAGGTCGAAGCGGAAATCAAAAAACGCATGGTTGCTCAGTTCGGCAAAAACGATACCAAAGTAGAATTGAGCGGTAAAAAATTCCTGTATACGGTATCAAAGACCGTTAAACGCACCTTAAATGATACGTTGGTGGTCGATTATCTGGAATCCTGCGGAGAAGATATCGACGATTACATGAAGGAAAGCGAAACCATGACGCTGAGAAAAAAAGAAATTAAGGAGGAAGAAGCATGAAATTTAAAAAGTTTTGTGAACGCGTAACGCCCTACGGGCAGATCGTAAAACTGGATAACGGTGATGAATGGCTTATTGGCGGCGGTGTGGGTATGAAAATTCCTATGGGCGTTGTGAATATTCTCGGAACCGGCGCAGCATCTGAGGAAGTGAAAACCCTTGTATACGACCTGACTCACGCCGATACGGATAAACGCGTTTATTTGACTGACGCGGTTCTGCTTGAGCCTGATGGGAAAGCGGCTGATATCATCAGATGCTTTGGAGACGCTAAGATTACAAATAAGGATTATGGGTTGCTTGAAAAGGGTGATACTAAGTTAACTGTTACTGTAGCCGTGGATGACGAACTGAATGAACACAAGTATCTGTTGGTGCTTGACTACGAAAACGCGGTGTGTGGGTTCATTCAGTGTATCGATGATTAAAGCCTATGGACAAGTTGAAATTAGCGATTGATTTTATCAATGCCGCTATCTATGAAATGCAAAAATTACAAGAGTATAACGACGCGATGCGCGATTGTACGACCGAGGATGAAATCTTAGACGTGAAATTTTCGTTTCTCGGCGTACCGACTGAAAAAGGTATCAATGACAAGTTAAAATTTGCCCGTCAATTGATTTTGGCGGCATATATGGAATAAACGGAGGTATGAAAAATGGCAAAAATCGGATTAGTTGACGGTTACACAATGCTCCCTGAGGGCGAACAGATTTTCAAAGTTACAAAAGTAAATTATGACGAGGATTTCGGAAAAATCGAGGTTACTTTGCAGACCAAAAGCGGACAGAGCGCGAAAGAGACCTTTTCTATTTTGAACGCTGACGGCGAAACAAACGAGGGGGCATTAAAAGCGTTTTCCTACTTTGCTAAAAACTGCTTGAATAACTTTACGCTTAACGAAATCGACCATGAAGATTTGGTCGGGTGCTATGTGAAGGCAACTGTAAAGCATGAAGAATACATCGCGAAAAAAGGTAAGAACGTCGGCAAGACTATGAAGGCGGCACACTTGACAGATTACGAACCTGCTTACGGGTTCGGTGCAGCTGACAACAGTGTTGAACCTGATGATTTAGATGACGAATTTGGAGATCTTGACTGATGTCGGAAAAGAAGCTGCAAGACGATTGTATTAAGGTGCTGAAAGAAAAAGGCATTTATTTTATCAATGTGTTTGGTTCGGGGCGTTCTGCAAAGGGCGCGCCGGACCTCATCACATGTGTCAACGGTCGATTTGTAGGCTTTGAGTTAAAGGTTGGAAGGAACCAGATGCAGGACGACCAGAAGATACATAAATTAAGAATCGAACGAAGCGGCGGCTTGCACTACTGCCCTCGGTCGGTTGAGGAATTTAAAGAGATATTGGAGGGGATTACATGAGGATGAAATCGGACCGTATTGCGGACTATCTAAAGTTTATTGGCGATTATTTTGCGAATTTTATCGCAGTAAGTCAGCTTGATGAAATGGGGTTCTTTGATGCTCCTGCATCTACAACCCACCACGGGGCTTATGAAGGTGGATTATTTGACCATTCCTTAGCGGTAGCTAAAGCACTGGTAAAGCTGACAGAAGATCTTGGACTCGTATGGGAACGCAAGGAATCGCCGAAAATCATTGGTTTGTTCCATGACTTGTGTAAGTGCGACGCGTATGTTGAGAAAACAGACGATTTCGGGAAATCGTTTGAACCGAAAAAATTTGAATACAATAAATTTCTTACTATTGATGGTCACGGGGAAAAATCCTGTATTCTTACTCTACAATATGTTCCACTGACCGATGAAGAAATTCATTGTATTCGCTGGCACATGGGCGCGTATGAGAAGGATACTGAGAAATGGAACTATTACGGTAGAAGCATTGAAAAATATCCCAATGTTTTGTTTACGCATACGGCTGATATGATTGCAAGTCATCTTGAGGGGGTATAAGCGTGAACAGAGCGGAACGGCGCAGACAGCAAAAGGAACAAGAAAAGGCTAATTCGCTAATCACTCTAACCAACGGGCAAATCGATATCATTAAGCAACAGGCGTATGACGACGCGGTACACGACCTGATGCACATTGCGTTAGGCGTGTCGGCGTTCACGCTGCACGACAAATACGGTTCGCTGATGAAGAAAGACCACCGAGAGCAGAAATTTATTGATTTCGCGCTGGATGTATGGTCCGCAATCGAAAGCGGTCATATCTCACTTAATGATATCGTGGATGCTTTGAAACACGAGTGCGACTGTGATTTAGTCGAAATCGGCTTGAATTGGAGGCGGTTACATGAGCGGAAAGGGAGTTGCAACCCGTAAAAGGATTGATTTTGATTATATGCGATGCTGTGAGCGTTGTAGAAAGAAGTTTTATACTTTGAACCCGACGGAATACGGTTATAAGCGTAGTGTTAATAATCGAATCTTGTTTTTCTGTTCTTGGTCGTGTATGCGTGCGTGGGAGCGAGAATCGCCGAAAGTAAGTAAGACAAAGCGAGGAAAAGAATACTATGAAGTACATCATTTTGAATAATGCGAAACAAGCAACTCACGAATTCAAAGACGGTGTCGGGGCTAAGACATGGGACGAAGTGAAGGACTTCGACAATATAGCTATGATTGTACCAGAAGGTTTCGTGGTGATGGATTATGACACGACCTCCGATGCGGAAATCATGTTGAAGATAGTAGAGGGGTTAGATATCCCCTGTCGTGTGATGAAGACCACAAGAGGGGTGCACGTCTGGTTCAAAGCGCGTGAGGAATACATAACCAAAAACGGAAAACAGGAAAAAGCACCAGTTAAGAATTTCATCAAGCAGCGGCTTGCCATCGGGGTATATTCCGACCGAAAAGCAGGTGGGCGAAATGCCTATGTGAAAATCAAAGACGGCGGTAAGATGCGCGAATGGATTAAGAAGGTTGCGTATTCTGATTGCGCGGTCGTTCCAAAATGGTTGTCGGTTGTTTCCGCACCCTCTGATAAATTCAAATTCAAGGGTATGTCAGAAGGCAGCGGCAGGAATCAGGAGTTATACAATTACGTTGTTTATCTCCAAAGTAAAGGTTTTTCGCGCGACGAAATTATTGAGACAATCCATGTCATCAACGAGTATGTGTTTGCAGAGCCGTTGGATGATTCTGAGATTGAAACTATTTGCAGGGATGAAGCCTTTAAATCAGATGAAGAAATCGCGCAACAGGCAGCTGAACGTCTGGAAGGGTTCAAACACAACGAATTCGGCGACGAACTGATAGAAGCCTATCACATCATCAACGTGCATGAGCAGCTATATGTGTATGAAGATGGGTATTATCAGCAGGACGAAAAAATCATTGAGAAAAAGATGATTGAGTTGTTCCCGGCAATCAAGGAGCGTCAGAGGAATGAAGTGTTGAAATATATCCGCATACAGTCCTATCAGCGCAGCGATGCGATTAAGATTGAACCCTATATCATCAATCTGAAAAACACGCGGTTAGATATCCGAACGGGGAAATGCTTACCCTTCACACCTGACGCGATAGAGTTTGCGCGTATCCCAGTCGTTTATGACCCGTCAGCGTATTGTCCAGAAGTAGAAAAAACGCTGAACCGCGTCTTTCTGGGGGATAAGGAAGTTATAGCACTGTTTGAAGAAATGGTCGGCGCGTGTCTGGTGAAAAAAACCATGTACGGAAAAGCCTTCATCTTGTATGGTAACGGGTCGAACGGTAAAAGTACGGTGTTAGGTATGCTGAAAAATTTCCTCGGAAATCAAAACTATGCTGCTATCCCGTTGGAGAAGCTGAGTGAAAAATTTGCACTTGCTGAGTTGGAAAACAAGCTGGCAAATCTCGGTGACGATATCGACAACGCGATCATCAAGAATAGTGGTACTGTGAAGCGAATTTTTGACGGGAACGATGTACAGGTAGAGCGAAAGGGCGAACGCCCCTTTAAACTCGCACCCTACGCGACGCACGTTTTCAGTGCGAACGCCGTGCCCCATTCCTACGATAAATCAGATGGTTTCTATCGCCGTTGGTGCATTATTCCTTTTAATGCGAAATTTGAACCCAATTCGCCCGATTATGACCCGATGCTAATAGATAAGGTCACGACCGATGAAGCGGCTAGTTATCTGTTAAATATCGGCTTACGGGGCATACAGCGACTATTAAAGGCTGGGGCGTTCACGAAACCAGAAGTGATATCTAACATGCTGGAACAGTACAGAATTGAAAATTCTACGGTGTTGTCATGGGTCGAAGATAATAATTTGAGCGACGATTTGAATTATTTCTTCGATACACCAGACAGGGAAATTTATTTGGCTTATACAGATTGGTGCAAAAACAACGGTGTTACTAAACCATCTAGCGCGAGAGCGTTTTACAGGGATATCATCAATTACTTTGATTTTGATGAAAAACGCAAACAGCGAAACGGAGGTAAAAGGTATTTTGTTATGAAAATTTAAGGAGTGAAAAAATTATGGCGGACAATAATTTAATTCGGGATGTCTTGGAGGATATGTTGAAAAGGCTTAAACAATCGACAATTACTGAACAATGCTGCGACACTTGCAAATATGAAGCACTTGGAGAGAATGATACTCCGTGTATTAAGTGCTGCGGAGATATAAACTACTGGGAACCCAAACCCGACACACCCACGACAAGAGCAGATTTTCTGAAAATCACCGAAGGCATCATTTGCCACGACAGGAACGACAAGCACGGTGAACCAGAAGATAATTTCGGTATCATCGCTAAACTGTGGGGTGTTTATTTAAACGCTGAAATTAAATCCGCGGATGTGGCTGTCATGATGTGTCTGTTTAAAATTGCCCGTATGCAGTCGGGTAAGATGGACAACCCCGACAGCTGGACAGACTTGATAGGTTATGCTGCTTGCGGTGCTGAGTGTGCTATGAAATCGGGTGAAAGAAATGCCACAGAATAAACACGAAATATGGGAGCTGCGGCAGATGCAGGCGTTGCCGTTAGAATCCAAAATCGCGATGACAAAACACAGAATCCGAACGTGGGTAGATGAATTTGGGGTTGATGGCGTTTATCTTTCGTTCAGCGGAGGTAAGGATAGCACTGTTTTATTAGACATAGCGCGTCAGGAATATCCGGATATGAAAGCTATGTTTGTGGATGTGCCTACGCAGTATCCTGAACTAAAAGAGTTTGTCTTGACGTTTGATAATGTGGATATCGTGCATCCGAAAATATCGTTTGCTCAGGTCTGCGAAAGATACGGTTTTCCGTTTTTTTCAAAAGAAATAGCAGACACGGTCTATGGGGCGAGAAAATATTTCAAGAAGGTTGATTCGATGCACTGCGGTGATAAAATTCTGACGAACGAACGAACGAACGAACGAACGAAGGATACCGTATGCAAATCAAGCAGCGGATTTACTTGGAATAAAACGGCGGCGAGACAAAGAGAATACCTTGTACAAAAATTTGAAAAAGGGGATTATCCCTAGCATATCCTTTAGAGGAAAAGTGTTATTAGGCGTATGTCCACATAAGGCAAAAGGCGTTGCCACGGGTGATTATTCGAAAATGTATGACAGGTCGAAATACATATTTATGCTTGACGCGCCTTTTGAAATATCAAATCAATGCTGTAATGTGATGAAAAAGAACCCTGCTCACAAATATTTCAAAGAGACAGGACGAGTACCGATAACCGCTCAAATGGCGTGCGAAAGCAAATCTAGGCAAACGCAATGGTTGATAAATGGTTGCAACGGATTTGATTTGAAAATTCCAACAAGCAACCCCATGAGTTTCTGGACGGAACAAGATGTACTTTGGTACATAAAGAAAAATGATTTACCGATTTGTTCAGTCTATGGCGATATAGTCGTTGATTATGACGCGATGGGGCAATGTGAAAATCAAATATCCTTTGCTGATTATGGTATTTTCGGAGAGGAAAGACCCCTGCTCAAAACAACGGGATGCGACAGGACGGGTTGCGTATTGTGCGGATTCGGTTGTCATTTAGAAAAAGAGAGCAGATTTTTAAGACTGAAAGAAACGCACCCTAAATTTCATAATCTACTGCATAATTTGAAAAACAATGGTGTGACCTACGCGGACGCTATTGATTGGGTAAACGAACACGGAAATATGAATATCAAATATTGATGCAGTTGCAAGGAGGAATGAAACAATTAAAATTACAAAATGCACTAGCGAAGGTTTAGGAACGTGTAAAAGATGCTATGAAACAAAAGGCTATAATCGTATCTGGATGACTATGTTATGGAAAATCGAAGGTGACGGCTTGGATGGATATTGTTGTTCACATTGTAAAAATAAAATCTTCGATGAGTGTCGAAAACGAGGTGAAACGAAATGAAAAGAATTTATATCAGTGGACCCATCACGGGAACCGATGATTTTTATGAAAGATTTGCAGAAGCAGAAGCAATGTGGTCTTGCGACGGATTATCTGTTGTGAACCCTGCGAAGTTAAATGATATCATGCCGAAGGATGCGACATACGACGAATACATGAAGATGTCGTTTGAACTGCTGGGCATGTGTGACGCTATCTACATGCTGAAAGGCTGGGAAGAAAGTAAAGGGGCAAATCGTGAATATGGGTTTGCGGTCGCAAAAGGTATGAGACTGATGTTTGAGAAATGAGGTATCAACGTATGAAAACAATTACAGATTATCTGTCCCCTCCTGAATTGTTGGCGCAATTAGCAGAAGAAGCCGCGGAGTTATCACAGGCGGCGTTAAAGCTGCGTAGAGCCATGACAGGGTATAACCCTACTCCTGTTACGGTAGCCGAAGCGGATGCGAATTTAATAGAAGAAGCTGCGGATGTTAATCTGGTGCTTTCTTTTTTGCTGAGTGATGGCGGTATCGCAGAAATGGACGAAATCAAAGATCGAAAATGTAAAAGATGGTTAAATCGTTTGGAGGAACACAGACAAAATGAAAACGAGAATTAAAACGGAATTGTTTAATGACAATTTCCAGAATTATAAACGGTACGGCATCCCAAAAGCGCAACTCGTTATTGCTGATATCCCCTACAACGTGGGTACGAATTTCTACGGTAGTAATCCCATGTGGTACAAGGGTGGGGACAATAAAAACGGCGAAAGCAAACTTGCCGGAAAGGCTGCTTTTAATACGGATTTCAATTTCAACCTGTATGAGTATTTTCATTTCTGTAGCAAGCTGTTGAAGAAAGAAGATACAAAAACCGTATCCCGTGGCAGAAGCAGCAACAGCCCTTGCATGATTGTTTTTTGTAGTTTCGAGCAGATCCCCACTCTTATCAATGCTGCCAAGAAACATGGATTCGTAAACTACATACCCTTGGTTTTCTGTAAGAATTACAGTCCGCAGGTTTTAAAGGCTAATATGCGCGTTGTGGGCGCGACAGAATACGCCCTTGTATTTTATCGGGGGAGACTGCCAAAGTTTAGAAACGGCTGTCAGCAGGACGAGAACGGGAAGAATATTCGCGGCACAGGACGGATGATTTTCAACTGGTTCACATGGGAGAAGGACGGAAAAGAGATTCCTAAAATTCACCCGGCACAGAAGCCCGTAGCCGTAATTAAGAAACTGATTGAAATTTTTACTGACGAAGGGGACATCGTGATTGACCCTTGTGCTGGTAGTGGTTCGACGCTGCGTGCGGCAATGGAAATGGGAAGAAACTCGTACGGATTTGAAATTTCAAAGGAATTTTACAGACGAGCAAAAGGCGAAATGCTTGTTATACCAAATCATTGTTATGTAAAAATAAATGGTGATGCGATTCTAAGGGGATTGAAAGATGGACTATCAAAAATTTAAGAAAGCGAAGGGTATCGAGAAGAAAAACCAAGGAAAGCATGCTGAAAAATAACCAAAAAACGCCCAAAGTCCCCCACGTGGGGGACAGAGGGTTGATTTAAAGATTTAGGAGGTATAGGTATGAAAGAACATATTTTGCAGTTTGCTGTCAGCATTGACGAAGAACGTATTGTTTCTTTGGTCGAGAAAAAAGCTGTTGAGACCGCTACACAGGGCGTTATGGATGCGGTTAAATCTAAAACAAATACCGCTTATCGTTGGGAGCAGTCTTATATCGAAAAAATGATTGACGAGCAGGTTAATAAGGTCATCGATGAAAATAAAGAAACTATTATCAATCGGGCAGCTGACAGATTAGCAGAACGCCTGAGCAGGACGAAAGCTGCAAAAGTGATGCTAAATGAAGTCATCGAGAATCAAAGTGATACTCGGGGGGTGTGATGATGGCAGATATTAAACGGTGTCCTATCTGTGGCGGACGGACTGTAATTTTTCGTGAAAAAGGTGGTTTCCGCTGGGTACATACTTGCAAAAGCCATGACGAATCGTATCCTACTTTTCGCGGTAAGCCTAAAAACAAATTTGGTGATGCGGTTCGCGATTGGAACGAACGCGTTAAATCCATGCTAAAAATCAAAGATGCGTTTGCCGATTATTTAAAATCTGGTCGTAGTGTTAGATTTGTGAAAGGAGATAAGTCAAATGAGTACACTTGTTTTATCAGGTGAAGCGTTCGCCCATATCATGAAGGTCTGCGGCGCGGTTATTGATACGAAAGAATCTAGGGAGTATTTCAGATATATTTATCTTGAAGTCAAAGGGGAGCAGGTGACGGCATACGGTACGAACGGATACGCTGTCGCTTACACAAAAGAAAACTTACTTGAATCATCTGAACCCTGTAAAATCCTTATCCCCGTTACAAAGGCGCAGAAGGGCGTTGCACAAGTTACGATTGAAAGTGATGACCATAGCGTAGCGATTAAGTATTTATATAACGACCCTAATAAATTAGACCAAGGGGTAGTTAGTACCGTACCCGATGCCGCTCAGTTTCCAAAAGGCATTATCAGCACGGTTGAAACAATCCGCAAGGAAGAAACCTCTTTTACCGTTGGATTCGCTCAGAGACAGTTAAATGATGCACTAAAAGCCTTTGGTAAGAGTGATGCACTATATTTTCAGTTTTCCGACAGTCACAAACCTGTTTTCATTCGGGCATACGACGATGAACCAAGGGTAGATGATTCGTGTGGTATTATTCTTTGTCCGGTGAGATCTAAACATATCAAGAACTATTAAGGAGTGGTGATTTAATGCCTATTAAAACAGTAACTTACACATGTTCTATTTGTAGTACTGTGTTCGGTTCTTTGGCTGACGCTGAAAAATGCGAGCGACAGCATAAGATACCCGCAACCGTCAGCAAACCTCTCTACGATAAAAAGCATAAACCAGAGTACCCCGATTCCGTGTTGATTACATTCACAGACGGGAAATCGGCTAGATATTACAGAAGGGAGTATTAAAATGAAATTCAAGTATAATTTGTCGGATATAGTAAAAGACAACATTACGGACTTTTCTGGAGTTATCACCGCCAGAGCGGAATATTTAAACGGAGAATCGATATATTTGCTGGAAGCTAAGGTGGATAATAAGCCTGTTATAGAATGGTTTCCAGAAGGACGACTTGAGGCGGTGACAGAATGAAAGTAATCATCGAACACTATGCTGACGATTGGCAAATCATCAAAAACAACGCGCTTTTCACAATCCACAAATTCGGCGGCGGTCAGTACCCGTCGCAGGACTGGAAACGCCGTATCCTGCTTGCTGAGCATAGCCCTATCAGGTCTGGGAGACTGATTATCGAGGTTCACGACGTACCAAGCTACGTCATCGGGCATATCGTGCGGCATAACATCGGTTTCACGCCCTTTGTGGCGACGCTGCGGAGCGACCGCACAGAATACGCCGACGGTAAAACGCCTGACAGAAACACGTTGAACAGTGTCCGATTTGAGGGTAATTATCAGTCGTTTATCAACATCAGCCGCAAAAGATTATGTGGACAGGCATCTGAAAAGACCCGTGAGTTTTGGTCTGCTGTCATGGCGGCAGTTGCCGAATATGTACCCGAACTGTATTTTGTGTGTGTACCCGAATGTGTTTATCGTGGCGGCTGTCCTGAGTTTAATATGTGTCAGGGTAAAACGTGGGTCAATTTTTATAATCGACTGCGTGATAAAGGGCAGCTTGAAAGTGCTTTTTTATCCTTGCCGAAACGCTACGAGGAATGGCATAGATTTAAAAATGAGAGGTCGGATTTTTAAAAAATTGACCCCGAAAAGCATAACAAGTTTGCTTGAAAATTACGTTCGATAATTCTGTTATGGTGCGTTTTTAATCATAATCAATTATAAAAACAGAGTGATAGATGGTTATAAACACGTTATCATAACAAGTTTATTTTCAATTCTGTTATGGCTGAACGCATTGATTTTACTGGGTTTCTTATATTATATAACATATATAACATATATTTTTTATTATTAAGAAATAAATAATATATAATATATATAGAAAAAAGAAAAGAAAAATATATAAAGAAATAGAAAACTTGTTGTTATTGTTGTTACTCTGTTATGCTAAAGCAAAAAGCGAGGTGAAGGGATGGGAAATATTGAGGTCAAAAGATTCCTGCGGCGGTACGAAATGAATGAGTTCAGAATAGAAGGCTTGAGAGTGCAGCGGCAGGAGTTGCAGGAGCGTGTAGAGAGTGCAGGAGCACAGCAGCTATCCGATATGCCGAAAGGCGGCAGAAAGAAAACCACGGAAGATTGGATAGCGGAGATTGATACACTGGACAGACGAATAGACAAGCTGACAAAGCGAAGCCGTGAACTGCGTGAAGAAATCCAGATGGCGATAGATACTATCGGTGACCCGAAGCTGTGTAGGGTTTTGGATTTGTATTACATCGAATGCAAGACGCTGTTGGAAATCTCGGAGGAAATGAATTATACCTACAGGTACATAATCGAGCTATACCATCAGGCAATGCACGCGATACAGATTGGCGATATGTAACAGGCGTGTTTACAGGCTTTTTATAAACACATTGCAAACACACTGAAAACATAATAAAATGGTAGCGTGATAAATAGGCGACAGGCGAAATGAACCTGTCGCTTTTTTATTGCGGTCTGTGCCTGTTTGGCTCCTCCTATTCTAGGTCGGTGGGTGTTATCCTGCCGACCACTCTTTCTATACGGGGGTGATACTCATGTTGATGAAAACATGCGCTCATTGTGGGCAGCTGATTCCATACGGCAAGCGATACTGTACCGAGTGTGAACCTATCATGCAGGAACGCTTTGAGGAACAGAAGCGCGAGCGAGCGAAGAAGTACAACCGCGAATACAATGCGACAAGGAGGAAGAAGTTCACGACCTTCTACAGGTCGCGCGAGTGGATTCGTTTAGCGCGGTGGTACATGCAGCAGAAGGCGTACAAGTGTGAAGACTGCGGACGGCTAGCAACAGAAGTGCATCACATCCAACCGATACAGACTGACGCAGGATGGGAAAGACGACTGGACGAAACGAACCTAGCGGCACTGTGTACGGGGTGTCATAATGCCAGACACAAAAGATTTGTAAGAAAAAATAAGCGGTAGCCCTGTGACGGCGTACAAGGCTCTTTAAGGCGTTTTAATGTTTTGGTAATGAATTACTCAAATAAGCACAGAACAACGCTCAGACGAAGCGAGAGAGGGCGACAGACGCATCTGTGTGGGGGTGGGTTAAAAAGTATTCACCTTACGGGGGATAACGGGCACAGGGGAGAACACCGCGGAAAAATATCCCTTTTTCGGGATTTAGCCTATAAAACCAAGAAAAGAAAGGGGCTGAAAAAATTGGCTTGGTCTGAGACACAACGAATTTTGAATAAACTCGACGATGGTTTAAAAAGATTGGATTCCAATAACAGTGTTATGATCGTAAAAGACCTAAGTGAGATTACGACTGAAACCGAACTGTTATCTATAGCAGGTAAGGGTAGATTATACGGCTCGGCTCTTGGTGCGACTGGAAGTCCATCGCATAGCGATTTAAGAATAGAAATAGATGGTAAGACAATTATTGATTTATCTACGGATATGCCTACTTTGGGATATTATTACAGTTGTTTCAGCGGTCTTGGTTCGTGGTTTGACCTATCCGACTTTTTGCAACCTGATAGATATTTCAAAATAAAATTCAAAAATATACTTATCGTAGATGGTCAAGCGTTCAATTTTTATGCAATAAAATATGTACCATTAAGTAGTGAAAAACAATCTTTTTCGAGTTCTACTAGCGCTGGTTTGTATAGTATTATCGACAGATATATTGAATTTAATAAATCATTGAAGATATATGGATCGGGCAAATCTACTATGAGATTTGTTTGCGAATACGAGTTAGAATAAGGTGATTCCCAATGAACAAACTGATAAAACAAGAAGAAATCACAGAAAACGGCGCGGTATATATCGTGGAAACCTACGAACGGGGTACGGTGAAGTATGTGAAATCTACACCTAGTACAGAAGAACCCGAACCACAGCCCGAACCGTTAGACGCTGACGCGGCTCTTTATGAGTTGCTGAACGCGACGGAGTACAATACTTGTCTGCTGGAAATGCAGATGGATGCTTAACACAAGAACAGGAGGGCGGCAAAAATGGGTAGACAAAAACAGCCCGTGGCGTTGATTGTCGCCAAGGGACAGAAGCACTTAACAAAACAGGAAATTGAAACACGGGAGAAAACAGAGGTAAAGCCCGTCAATGAGGAAGTTACCGCTCCCGATTATCTTACCAAAAGACAGAAAGCAGCGTTTGATGAAATTGCAGGGCAGCTGAAAGCCCTGCATATTGTGAACGAAACGGACGCGGATGCCATAGCGCGTTATATCCTGTCCCGTGAAGCGTATGTGAAGGTTACGAAGCAGCTGAACCAGACAAAAGTAATTTCCAACCCGTCACTATTAAATGCTTATCTCAAGAATCAGGACAAGCTATTTAAGCAGTGCCGCGCCGCCGCCAGTGACCTTGGACTTTCCATCACATCACGCGCAAAGCTGGTTGTGCCGACGGTAGAACAGCCTGTACAGCCAACCAATAAATTTGCGAAATTCACTAAAGGGGCGGTCTAAATGTATGAAAATGACCGTGTAACACAACATGCGCTTGCAGTGGTGAATGGTGAGGTTGTATCTGGGCGGCTACATCGGTTAGCCTGTCAGCGGCATCTGAAAGACCTAGAACAGCAAAATACAGACGCTTTCCCGTATTATTACGACGAAGCCGCCGCGGCTGAGGTTCTGAATTATGCCGAAACGCTGACCGTTTCTGAAGGGTACGAAAAAACACCCGTCAAGCTGATTCCTGAACAGGCATTTGATATCGGGTGTACATTCGGGTGGAAGAAGTGTTCTAATCATAAACGAAGATTCCGCCGTCGCTACAAATCCGTAGCGCGGCAAAATGGTAAGACTTTCGAGAACGGTATTATGGGTACCTATGTTGCAGGGTTCGGCGGCTATTACGAAGGGAAACTTTTCACAGTAGCGACCAAACACCGACAAGCTAAGCTGGCGTGGGATGAAATGCGGAAATTCATCAAGGTTGACCCTGACCTAGAGGAATATTTTCAGGTGAAGGAATATATTTCAACGATTCGGGCGACCGAAACGAATTGTACCATTGAAGCCCTATCGAAGGAATCGGGGCTTGACGATGGGTTCAGGTCCATCTTTTCATCAATCGATGAAATTCACCAGCACAGAGATAACAAAATCTACAAAGCCCTGTACAACGGTACGCGCGCATTACCGGAAACACTGGTATCCATGATTACCACACGGGGCGACAAACTGAATTCATTCTGTAAGGAAATGGATGATTATTGTATTAAAATCCTTGAGGGTGTAGCAACCTCCGAGGATTTTTTTGTAGATATTTACGCCATAGACAAGGACGATGATCCGTTTGATGAAGCCGTATGGATTAAGGCGAACCCGTTTCTTTTCACAAACCCTGAAAGCGTGGAAGTGCTGCGGCAGGACGCGGCGACCGCTAAAGAAATGGGCGGTTCTGATTTACGGGATTTTCTGACAAAATGCCTGAATATCTGGGTAAACAATACCGATGACCAGTTTATCAACGTTGAAAAGTGGAAAAAAGGCGCGACACAGAAAACGCTTGAAGATTTCCGAGGGCAGCCCTGCACGATTGGTATTGACTGTTCTAGTGGTGGCGACCTAACAACATATTCTCTTGAGTTTGAAGAAGGGAAAGGCGTGTATTTTTATTCACATTCCTTTATGCCGCGCGGACGATTGGAAGAACACATAGAAACAGACCTCGCACCGTATGACTTATGGGTTGAGAATGAATTGATAACCGTTACGGGTAGCGCAATGGATTTTAAGAACGACTACAAATTCATGATAAACGATTTGAAAAATATCGTAAAAGAATACGACTTGAAGCCCGTCGGCATCGGGATTGACCCACATAACGCAGATGGTATTCTTGGCGACCTTGAAGAATTCGGATGCCCTGTTATCATGGTGACACAATCTTGCAAGAGCCTGAACGATGCGACCGTTGATATTCAACTGTTTGTGAAATCAGAACTCGTAACCTACAACGAAGGAAATGAGCTGCTGACATGGTCGTTTACTAACGCCTGTGTTGTGCGAAATTCCTTTGACGAAATCAAGGTTGATAAAAAGGCTAGGGAACGATTTAAGCGAATTGACCCTGTTGACGCGTGCATTGACGCGCATTTTGTAAAGCTGAAAAACACGCCTGAGGAAATCGATACTGGCGATGCGCTAAACAAATATTTGTCCGCAATGGGATGGAATTAAAAGGGGGTGAAACTATGATAAGGGCATCTTTTATGACGCTGGGGAAGAAGGTGACAACTGATTCTCTTTACCAGTGGGATACAAACCAGATTTTTCAAATCACGGGTTCTAACCTGACAACCGCACCGCAAATTCACTACGGCAATAAAGCCCATGAAGAAGCGGTGATTGTACAAAGTAAAATTGTGGATGGTGTGATTGAATCCAATATTCCAAACACGCTGCTTGCCGAACCATATCCCATCTATGCTTTTCTGGTGGTGATTGCAGACGGGAAATCGAATACTAGACAGGTGTTTGAAATCCCCGTGAAAACACGACCGAAACCAGTTGATTATGAGTTTATAGATGACAAGGATGTTATCAATTACGAGTATCTGTCTGATAGAATCGTAAGATTTGAGGACGCAGTAAACGCCCGTGCTGATAGATTGGAAAATAATATCAATACGTTTGAAACAAATGTATCGAATACGGTTGACCGATTGCAGCTGATTGTAGAATCTATGTCTTCTCTGGGGATTGATTCGGTTATGAACATGTTCAACAAAAGAACAAAATTCAATGATGACGGATCTATTTTGGAATCAGGCGACGGTTGGACAAAGAAAACCGTTTTCAATGCCGATGAAAGCATTGACGAAACCTTTACGTCCACAAATAAGGATGGTACAACGAAGACCGTTGTAAAACATACTACTTTCGGGGATATCATCAAAGAAGAAATCACACAAAGTTATGTATCTTAAGGGGGTGAGAACATGAATGCATACGCAACAATGAGAAAGCTTATCGAAAATCTGAACCGCAGATATGACGAAGGAAGATGCAATCAGCAGGAATACACGCAGACAGCTGCAACATATTCTAAGAGATTGGATGTATTTTTCGGCGTTGGCAGAATTACTGACGAGCAGTATTCTGAACTGCTGTCCTCTTTTAAGACTTTCTAAAGGGGGATTGACTGATGTTTGAAAGATTTAAGAACGCTTGGGATGCTCTACGGGGGAAATCTATTGTCCCCCGTTCCGAGTATCAAAATTTACTGGATTTCCTAGGGGTAGATGGTGGGTTGCCCTCTGGGGCGTTATCCGAAGCAACGTACTTCGCTTGTATGAAGGTGCTTTGCGAATCCCTCGGAAAGCTGCCTTGCAAGGTCATGAAGCATACGGATGACAACGGCGTGTATACCGTGCGAGAACATCCACTTTATAGCGTCTTGCACGACCGCCCGAACCCTTATATGACAGCGTCCACGTTTTGGAGCACGCTTGAATTTAACCGTAATCATTACGGAAACGCATTCGCGTACATTCAGGATGCGGGAAAGCGGATGAAGCTGTGGATTCTCCCATCTGACAAGGTAACAATCTGGTATGATGACGCGAAAAGATTATCGGATGTACCGGATATTTATTACTTTTTTCAGACGGACGACGGTATAATGACCTTCACAAATGAGGAGATTTTGCATTTCAAATCGTCCAATAGTTTTAATGGGGTGGAAGGTGTATCCGTTCGGGAGCAGCTGAAAGCCACGATTAACGGTAATCAGAAAGCGCAGAAGATGCTAAACAGTCTCTACGATTCTGGATTTACAGGAAAAGCCGTTCTCAACTATACGGGAAACTTGTCGGATGCGAATGTGGAAACTCTGATAAGTCAGATTAACGCTTATGTAAAAGGTGATATGAAAAACAACGGTATTGAAAATATCATTCCTATCCCGTTCACTTTTAATCTGACCCCATTGACTGCGAAGTTGGCTGATTCGCAGTTTATCGAGATCAAGCAGTATTCAGCGTTGCAGATTGCGTCTGCTTTCGGTATTAAGCCCTACCAGATAGGCGATTATACTAAATCCAGTTACGCATCAGCAGAAGCACAGCAGTTAAGTTTCTACGTTGACACGTTACTGTATAACCTAAAGCAGTATGAAGAAGAAATCGCCTACAAGCTATTTTCCGACGAGGAACGCGAAAGCGGTATCTTTGTAAAATTCAATGTCAACGTGATTTTACGCGCTGACCTAAAAACGCAAATTGAAACCCTATCCGCCGCGGTGTCGAATTTCATTTACACGCCAAACGAAGCGCGTGCGATACTCGATATGGGGGCGAAGGAAGGCGGCGACAAGCTGCTTGGTAACGGCGCAAGTATTCCCGTTGAATTAACGGGGATCCAATACACAAAAACTAAGGAAGGAGGTACAGCAGATGGCTAATATCGTAGAAGAAGCTATTAAATCATTTAGCAATGCTATTTTCAAGGTGGCAAGTGTGCAAGCCGCAACCGTCACAGATGAAGAACTTGCTAAAATCAATAAATTCACCCTTGAGCCTTTAGAAGCGAAGGACGTTTTCGCGTTCAAGGTTGCAGCGTGTGACAATGAAATTGACGACCGAAATTATGAGCCGTTCAATCTGAAATCCTTGAAGGATTTGAAAAAATTGTACGTCGGTAAAACAGTTATCAAAGACCATTCGCGCCGCGCTGATAATCAGATTGCCCGTGTGTATGATGCAGAACTGATTCCCGACGCGGAAAAGGTGACGGGAGCCGGGGAAGTCTTTAACACACTGGTTCTAAAATGCTACATGGTAAAAACTTCTCAAAACGCCGATTTGATTACTGAAATTAAAGCTGGCATCAAAAAAGAGGTTTCTACGGGTACTGTAGCAAAAAAAGTTGTTTGTTCTATTTGCGGCACTGACAACAGAAAACAGTATTGCCCTCACCTCTGGGGGCGCGAATATGACGGTAAAACATGCTATTTCACACTTGACGGTGTAAAAGACGCTTATGAATTATCTTTCGTAGCGGTGCCGGCACAACCCCGAGCAGGAGCGGTAAAGCATTATAAAGACCCGATGGAAGAAACATCTGACGAAGAACCGAAAGACGGCGAGAAGGGTGCAGAACCGCCCGAAACGGGAGCCCCTGAGGATGACCCGACAAATGAAAAGGAAATCGAAGAAAAGAGCGTTGAACGACTGGCACAGACCAGAATCGGCAACGCTTTTTGTTTTGTAAACACAAATAAGGAGGTATCCGAGAATGAATAAGAAATTGCGTGAATTGCTGGCGGCTATGGACGCGAAAACGACAGAAGCACAGAAGTACATGGATGGCGAAAACAAGGACGTTGCGAAAGCTACTGCCCTGATGGACGAATACGATGCACTGAAAGCGGAATTCGACACTGAAAAAAGACTGTTTGAAGCGGAAAAGGCTAGGGGCGGCGAAGGTGCTGCGGCGGCGGTAGTGGAAAAAGAAAAGGCTACTCGTGCAGAAGAATTCGCAAAGGCTATTTCTCTGATTGCAAGCGGTCAGACAAAGCTGCTTGCAGAAGGTACACTGGTTGACGGCGGCTATCTGGTTCCAGAAGATATCCAGACACAGGTACAGAAGTACAAAGAAGCTGCTTTCGACCTGAAAACACTGGTAGACGTTGAACCAGTATCCACAAACAAGGGTGCAAGAACATTCCAGCAGAAAGCGGATGTCGAAGGGTTGCAGAAGGTCGATGAAGGCGGTGCAATCCCTGAACAGACTGCGCCTAAATTTGAAAGACTGACCTACTCTATCGAGGATTACGCGGGCTACATCCCCCTGACAAACGACCTGATTGAAGATAACAACCCCACGCACATTACCGAGGTTGTAACAGAATGGCTTGCGCGCGCGTCTGTGGCTTGTGATAACCGTGAAATTTTGGCGGCTATTAAGACAAAGGACGAAACAGCACTGAAAGGTCTGGATGACATTAAGAAATCCATCAATGTAACTTTGGGTCAGGCGTATGCATCCGCTGCTATCATCGTGACAAACGACGATGGTCTGAACTATCTGGATACTCTGAAAGATACTACAGGTCGCGACCTGCTGAACCCCGACCCTACAGCACCTGCTAACATGCGTCTGAGAATCGGCGCAAACCTGATTCCCGTGAAGGTAGTACCAAACGCAGTGCTGAAAACCACTACAAATAAGGTTCCCTTCATCATTGGCGACCTGAAAGAAGCTGTAAAATTCTTCGACCGTCAGAAGGTTACTCTAAAAGCATCCGATATCGCTACGGTGGGCGGTAAATCTGCTTTTGAAAGCAACCTGACCTATATCAGAGCAATCGAAAGAATGAACGTCAAAGTAAAGGATAAAAACGCCTTTGTAAATGGCTTTATCACGGTGGGGGAGTAATTACCCCCACACGGCAGAAAAGGGCGGCAACCTATAGCGCGGAACAGCTGAACGCGATGACCAAAACGGAAATCGCAGACCTTGCCGCCGCGCTTGGCTTTGAAGGTGTGGACGTTTCCCACACGAAAGCCGAAATGATTGCCGCCTTTATAGCTGCACAAGGGGGCGAGTAAATGGTGAATATCAAACCACAGGATGTATTTGACCATCTGGGATATGACATAACCGATGAAATGATTGAGCGAAAAATAAATCATTTGATTACTGTTGCGGATTCCTACTTGAAGGGTGCAATCGGTGAAGGGTATCCCGATGACGATCCACGCGCAAAGGAACTTGCTTTGACGGTCATTGCTGACTTGTACGACCAAAGAGCATACACGAGCGAAAAGGTTTCTAATCAGGTACGACAGCTAGTGAATGATTTTTCATTACAGCTGCGGCTTGAATTAGCACGCTCCAAAGGTGGCGATTAAATGAGATTCGATAAAAAAATTATCATCCAGAAAGTTGATGAAGCTACCGAGATGTGGTCTGACGTTTGGACACTCCACGCGGCGGTCAATAACGCCAACGCAACCAAGGCGGCAGAATACAGCGGCGCGGCGATTGAAACGAAGCGTATTCTAACCTTCACCGTCAGATTCGCAACACCGCTGAACGCCATCGCCTACCAGACAAGCGCATTTCGCATTGTGTTTGAGGGTGTGGCGTTTAATATCACAAATTTTGATGATTTCATGCTTGAGCATAAAACCATCAGATTTACTGGGGTGAGTGAATATGTCTGACGATTTAAGCACATCCATTCGTGCAATATTGGATGATTTTGAAAAAAATGTAGCTGATGCGGTGAACGCCGAAACAGATAAAGCTATCGTTTCTCTTGTTGAAGAAACCAAAGCTACCGCGCCCGTTCATCGGGGAAAATATCGAAAGTCAATCACATCTGAAAAACTAGAACCCGTTGCGTCTCGCACCCATTCTCAACTCTGGTATGTGAAATCCCCTGAACACCGATTGACCCACCTGTTAAATAACGGTCATGCGACCCGAAACGGCGGTCAGGTGGAAGGTACAGGGTTTCTCAGCAACGCTGTTGAGAGGGTAACAGACGAATACCTTGACGGGGTAGAGGGGGCGATTGAAAATGTTGACTGATATCTTGAAAGCGATAGGTATTACAAATAAAGAATCGCGCTTTATAACTGCCCCGAAGCCGCCCTTTATCGTTTGGTTTCATGAAACAGAAACTAGGGGCGGCGACTATGTGAATGGTATTGTTGACCATCACGTTTCACTTGAATTGTACGAGGACAAGCCCGATGCGGTACCCTCAAATAAAATCGAAACTGTATTGAATCAATTCGGCTTGGAGTATGACAAATCGGTGAAAAACTGGATTGCAAGCGAAAGCTATTATCAAACGGTATTCGATTTTGATTATACCGAAAAAAAGGAGGTTTAACACATGAAGAAAGGTGAAAAAATCGTTCTCGGTAGCGGCTACCTGTATGTGACGAAATTTACAGGCACGGTACCAGACGTGAAAACTATTTGTGTTGAAGAAAATCGTCTAGCGTATATTCAGGGCGGTGCGTCCGTTGAGTATACGCCTACATTCTACGAAGCTAAAGACGACCTCGGATACGCAACAAAAACATTGCTGACAGATGAATCTGTGGTTATGAAGTCCGGTATCATGACTTGGTACGGCGAAACCCTTGCAAAGCTGTGTTCTACGGCACGAGTTACTACAGATGAAACTACTAGAACCGTAAAAATCGGCGGTCTCGGAAACTATAACGATGATAAATACGTCATTTGTTTCCATCACCCCGACAAAACCGACGGTAATATGTGGTTGCTGATTGTAGGGCAGAACCAAAGCGGCTTTACTCTTGCGTTTGCTAAAGATAAAGAAACCGTTATCGATGCTGAATTCAAAGCAGCTGCTAGCATTGATGCTGAGGGTACGCTCATTCAGTACGTTGAGGAAATCAAGAGCGACGCAAAAAACCAAGCTACACAGGCGGCAAAGGGTACAAAAGCGGTAGAAAACTAAAAATCAACTTATGCGGTGGGCGAAAATGCTCACCGCATTTTTTATATCAGGAGGTGTACAAAGTGGCTAAGACGCTTGATTTTACAAAAAGAAAAAAAGAATTTTTGACCGTAAAACTTAAGGACGCAGATAAAACCGTTCTTGCGGTGAACATGCCTAAAAAGTATGTGTACGAGTGCTTGCTCGAATGTGTAGATATTTTTGAGCAAATCGACCAGACGGACGAAACCGAAACTATCACAAACGGCATGAATGCCCTGTATGAAGCGTGCGCGCTGGCGTTGTCCAATAACAAAACTCAAAAGACTTTCACAGCAGATGAAGTCGCAGAATTTTTCGATTTTGAAGATTTGGTTGTTTTCTTCACAGCATATTTGAATTTTGTTAATGAATCCGCAGAAGCAAAAAACTGAAACTCCCGTATTATCCAACCAACGATGATACGGGGCGACACAATTATCAGGTAGCTACCATCTGGGAAAAGATGGTAGCTGACTACGCGCGCGTTTCTTTATTCGACGTGCAAGAAATGGATTATCTTGAATACCTGTCGCTTAGACGCGACGCGTTCATTTACATGCAGAACCAGACTGAGGAAGGTCAGGAATATCTTGACAACGCCTATCGTCTGGAACAGACAGAAGCTGACAGGGTTTCTTTACGGTCTCATTTTGGGATGAGGTGATAACTTGGCAAAAGGTAAAATCAGGGGTATCACCGTAGAAATCGGCGGCGATACCACGAAATTAGGTAAAGCCCTGCGAGAGGTAGACGCTACTACTAAGGGGTTGCAGAAGGAATTAAAGGGCGTGAACACGCTGCTTGACCACGACCCTAAAAACGTGGATTTGCTGAAACAGAAGCAGGAATTGTTGACAAAATCCATCGCCGAAACGAAATCTAAACTTGAGATTTTGAAATCAACACAAGAACAGGTTCAGGCACAGTTTGACCGCGGCGAAATTACCGCAGAACATTATCGCGATTTTCAGCGCGAGATTGCGGCTACAGAACAGCGGTTGAAAAACCTGACTACGGAAATGAAAAATTTCGGTAGTGTGTCCGCTCAACAGATTGCCGCCGCTGGCGAAAAAATGAAGGATGTCGGCGGTAAGGTCGAAGGTGCCGGGAAAAAACTTGCTCCTGCGTCCGCTGCTGTCGCCGGTCTCGGTGTCGTTGCCGTAAAGACCGCAGCTGATTTCGATTCTTCCATGAGCCAAGTCGCGGCGGTATCGGGCGCGCAGGGTGACGAGTTACAACAGCTGCGTGATAAAGCCCGTGAAATGGGCGCACAGACGAAGTTTTCTGCATCCGAAGCGGCTGACGCTATGAATTACATGGCTATGGCAGGCTGGAAAACAGAAGACATGTTAGGCGGCGTAGAAGGTATTATGAACCTTGCCGCCGCATCGGGAGAGGATTTGGCGGCTGTATCCGACATTGTGACAGATGGCTTGACGGCGTTCGGGTTATCCGCACAGGATTCTGGCAGGATGGCTGACGTTATGGCGGCGGCATCCAGTAACGCCAACACAAATGTATCCCTGTTGGGCGAATCCTACAAGTATTGTGCTAGTACCGCCGGGGCGATGGGCTACAGTCTGGAAGATGTGACAGAATCCCTCGGATTGATGGCTAACGCCGGGGTTAAGGGTTCTCAGGCAGGCAATACGCTGAAAAATGCCATGATTAACCTCGCGAAGCCCACTGACGCGATGGCGGCAACCATGAAGCAGTATCATATATCCATCACCAATTCTGATGGATCTATGAAATCTTGGAACGAGATAGTAACTTCTCTGCGTGAAAATTTAGGGGGACTGACAGAAGCCGAACAAACGGCGGCGGTAGCTACATTGTTCGGTAAAGAAGCTACAGCTGGGATGCTGTCGGTTATTAACGCTGCTCCTGCGGATATCGAAAAGCTGAACGGTGCTATTTTAAATAGCAACGGCACAGCTAAAGAAATGGCTGATATCATGCAGGACAACCTCAACGGGCAGCTGCAAACGCTAAAAAGTCAGTTGCAGGAATTAGCTATTTCTATCGGCGATGCGCTCATGCCGATTATCAGAAGCCTTGTGGAGCATTTACAGGGCATCGTTGAAAAATTCAACAGCTTGAGCGACGGGCAGAAACAAGTGATTGTAATTGTTGGATTGATTGTAGCAGCTTTAGCACCTGTCTTAATTATCGTCGGGCAGCTGATAACCTCGGTCGGGGTAATCGCTACAGCACTTCCCACTTTAACAACCGCCCTTGGCGCGTTGAAGCTGGCATTTGCCGCGATAGGTGGACCCGTGACGATTGTGATTGCCGTTATCACGGCTTTAGTATTGAAATTCATCCACGCTTACAATACATCGGAGACCTTTAGAAACAAGGTCAACGCCGTTTTTGACGCGGTCGGCAGTAAGGTCAGTGCGGTGATAAATACCATTATCGGGCTATTTCGCGGTATGATTGCGTATTATGCGAACGCCATTAACGAAATTAAAACGGCTTGGAGTGCGCTTGTTTCTTGGTTCAGCGGCAAGGTATCCGATTTCGTCAGCATTGGGCGAAATGTCCTGATGGGCTTATGGAACGGTATCAATGACAAGGTTGCATGGCTGAAAAGCAAGGTTAAAGGTGTGGTTGATAAAATCAAAAGCTGGTTCACGGGTAAAGATGGCTTTGATACCCATTCCCCTTCTAAGTGGTCCGAGAAAATCGGCGGCTTTGTGATGGAAGGTCTCGCAAACGGTGTGTCCAACAACACAACCGCTTTGCAGGCTGTTCAGCAAGCTACTGAAAAAATCAAAACGGCAATCACTGACAAGATGAATTCTATCAATGCGGAGATTGCCAAAATCCAGAAAGAAGCCGAAGATGAACGCGCGAAGGAAGAACTTGACCAGTACAAACAAAACCTTGCTAAAAAGCAAGATGAACTGAAAAAAGCAGAACCAAAAAACAGACAGTCTATTCTCGACGAAATTGCCAAGATTGAAAAAGACTGGAATAAAAAGCAGATTGAAGCGGCAAGAACTGCGGAACAGCAGAGATTGCAGGAACGCTTGACAGCTTTGCAGGAATTCAAGCAGGAGTATGAATCTGAACTTTCTGCCATCGAGCAGAAACAAAGCAGTCTCAATGATAAATTGGCGGATTATGGCGACCTGTTCACCCGTATCAAGGACGATGAAACAGGGAAAGAGATTTTCAAACTCGGCGACCTAGACGAGAGTATCCGCAAAATCGAAAAGTATAACGCGCAAATCGAAGCGTTGAAAGAAAAGGGTCTGTCCGATGGTCTACTGAATGAAATCGCGAACCTGAGTATTGATGATGCTTTGGACTTCACAGCTAAACTAGACGCACTTTCGCCGCAGAAGTTTGAAGAATTCGTAGCGAAATACGAAGAAAAACAGCGCGTTGCCAACGAAACCGCTAAACTTTTCTACCTTGACGAAATGGAAGAACTCAAAAACAGCGCGCTTGAAAAAGCTGCTAGCTACGGCGATGACTTCATCGATGTGGGTCTGTCCATTACTGACGGTGTGGTGCAGGGTGTCAAGGATGGCAAAAGCGGTGTAGTAAACTCCATCGTAGATACCGTTAAAGCGGCGATTAAAGCCGCGAAAGCTGCGGCTGATATCCATTCCCCTTCTAGGGTAATGCGAGATGAGGTCGGCAAGCCCTTATCTCAGGGTGTTGCGCTCGGTGTTACGGATGAAGCAGACAAGCCCGTAGAAGCTGTAGGGGGCGTTGTACGGCGCGTTATTGAAAACGGGGTAAATGTATCGAGAGATATTAAAACGACGTTCAGACGCGAAAATAGCGGTATCAGAACGGGTGATATCATGACTTTGCTTTCTGATTATCTTCCTCAGCTGTTGGCGGCATCGGGTCGTCAAATCGTTCTGGACAGCGGCGCGGTGGTCGGCGGTACTATCGACATGATAGATTCTAAACTCGGTCAAAATGCACTATTGAAAGCGAGGGGCGTGTAAATGTACAGAGGTGTTAAATTCGGTGAATTCCATACTGCGGCAGACTGGGGCATGTCCCTTGCCGAAAAATCGATTGAACCGCCAAAACCAAAAACGAAAACAATTTCGATTGATGGGCGCGACGGGGATATTGATTTATCTGAATCTTTGGGGGTACTGCGGTATGATAACCGCAGTCTCTCTTTCAAATTTGAACTGCTTGACGGGACTTATCAACAGCGATTAGATACCATAGCTGCGGTGCTGAGACACGTTCACGGGAAACGCCTGTCAGTGACGCTTGATGACGATTCCGATTATTATTTCATCGGGCGGTGTACCATCAAATCTCACGATAATAACCGCGCGATGGGTACGATTGAGATTGACGTTGACGCTGACCCGTATCGATTGAAGGTCGTGGATACCGTCCGCACGGCAAGCGTTATCGGCGATTCCGTGGACGTGGTCTGTCAGAATCTCGGTATGAAAACGGTCGTCCCTGTCATCACAGTCACGGGCAATATCTCCATTACGTTTGACGGGGTCACAAACTCACTTGAAACGGGAAACTATAAAATCAATACTATCAAGTTTTCCCCGGGCGATAACTATATTCATGTGAGCGGTACGGGTGATGTGGTATTCACATTTCAGGAGGCGAGGTTCTAAATGTACAAAATGTATGTTGATGGGGTGCTATTTTATGACAGCACTCTTGAAAATCTGCAAATTGAAAGCGGTACGATAACACATGAATTGAACAAAGCAGGGTCTTTGAAGTTTTCTATTTATCCAACCCACCCATATTATCAGCAAATCCATGAACTGAAAAGCCTTATCGAGGTGTACCGCGATGGTGTTGAGCAACCGATTTTCCGAGGTCGTGCGTTATCTCATGACGAAGATTTTTTCAAGCGTCGCTCGTACACCTGTGAAGGACATTATAATTTTCTGGTAGATTCTATCGCGCGAACGCTTAACTTCGTCGGCACTCCTGCCGAATTATTCAGAAGGCTGATAGAATCCCATAATACACAGGTGGAAGAATGGAAAAATTTCAAGGTTGGTGACATCACCGTTACAGGGGAACAGACCACATTTACCACATCGGGCGCGGAAACGACGCAGAACGCCATCAAGAAATTACTGCTTGACGAATACGGCGGATATGTTTCGGCTAGATTTTCGGGCGGCGAGTGGTATCTTGATTATCTTGAGGACTTCACAGAACGCGGAAATCAGGCTATCGAATTCGGCGAAAACCTTTCGCAATTCACCAGAAAGAACGACTATTCGGATGTTATCACAGCCCTGATACCATACGGCAAGGATAATATCACAGTTTCACCCGTGAACAATAACAACGATGTGATTAAAAACGATTTAGGCATCAGCCTATACGGAACCATCATCGGTACTGAAAATTTTTCAGAAATCACCAACGCCAACCAGTTGTTAGCAGCTGGGACAGATTTTTTGAACGAACAGATTAAAAATAAGATTGTTCTTGAACTGAACGCAGTGGACATGTCCTTGCTGGATGTGAATCTGGATGCGCTGAAAATCGAAACCTATTGCAGAATCATTTCTGAACCGCATCGGTTAGATGATTGGTTTTTAATCACAAAACAAACCGTTAATTTAACCGATCCGACAAAGGATTCTATTGTTCTGGGGGGTACGTTTTCAACCTTTACCGACCAGACTTCTTCTACGGGTAACACCGTCAAAACCATCGACAGCGGTGTGAGTGAGGTTATCAAACAAGCTAGCACTATTCAAAACCTTACGAACCATATAGGCAAAAGCCTATTTTCAGGCACGTTCTCAACGGGTTCGGTCAGTGCAACCGGTGTTGATGGATTTCGATTGATTGCGGTCACGTTGGAAGGGTTTGCCGCTGCGGTCGTGTGTGTGAACAACGGTTCTAATTTCAACGGAGCTAACACATTACTTACCGAATCGGGAGGGACAACCGGAGCGGTGATAAATTTAGCGGTTTCAACCGATACGCTGACATATATCAACGCCGGTATATTGTCGGGAAGTACACTTGTTCAAAAGGCAATCACAAGCATTTACGGCATTATTTAAGGGGGTATGAAATTGGATATTGTAGTGGGGATTCTTGGTGCCGGCATCGGTGCAGGAATCATGCAAATTGTGAATACTGTGGTAAATCACAAAATGCAAAAGGACGATACCGAGGATGAACGCATTTCGGCGATTATGGGAGCATTAAAAGTGATGATGATTGATAGAATTCATTTTCTGGTGACTTCCTACATCGCGCGCGGTTCGGTAACACTGGACGAAAAAGAAACTATTCAAAAAATGTATCTGGCGTTTAAAGCTGTTGGCGGCAACGGCGACTGTACCGTTCCAATGGAAGAACTCGCCAAGTTGCCCGTAATCGACGACTAAGAAAGAGGGGGTAAAAAGATATGACAGAGATTATCAATTTTCCTATGTTTTTAACAGTTCTCAGTATTTTAACGGTGGTAACAAACATCACTGTTGAGGTGCTGAAAAAGCTGACTTTCAATATCATTCCTACGCAGTTTCTAGCTGTTGCGGTAGCAATCGTGCTGACGTGGGCGGCGTATGTCTGGTACGCGACGGAGAACGCCATCCGAACTCAGCCTGTTTATTATATCGCCGTGACGGTCATCGGGATTATGGTAGCTTATGCGGCGATGTTTGGGTTCGATACACTGAAAAGCGCACTCAGTAAAGCTATCGGGGGTGATACCAATGGTAAAGATTAAGGTGAACCTCGCCAACTCCAAGAATTACGGCGGCGAGCGCGATTTGCGAAATATTAAATATATCGTGGTTCATTACACAGGCAACGACGGCGATTCGGATGAAAGCAACGCAAACTATTTCAAAACGCATGTTGTACAGGCATCCGCTCACTATTTTGTTGACGGTAATTCTATCACGCAGAGTGTACTTGATGACCGTGTAGCCTATTCCGTCGGCGGTAAGAAATGGACAGACTGTGCCAAAACAGGCGGCGGCAAGCTGTACGGCGTAGTGACAAACGCGAACAGTATTTCCGTGGAGTTGTGCGACGAGGTGAAAAACGGTAAAGCAGATTTCACAGAAGCGACTATCAGGAACGCGATTGATTTAATTCGACTGCTGATGAAAAAATACAATATCGACCTTAACCATGTGGTACGACATTTTGATGTGAACGGCAAGCATTGCCCCGTTCCATTCATGAACGCCGCTGCATGGGGAAACTTTAAGACACGCTTAGGAGGTGGCGAAGTGGTAGAGAAGAAAACATTTTTCATTGACAACACACCTGTGATGATGGATTCTATCTTGACGGACGGTGTCAATTTCGTAAAGCTGCGCGATATTCTGAACGCACTCGGCTACACCGTGAAGGTCACAGGAAAGAGAATCGATATCGCGAAAAAATGA